GCAGGTATCTTCGGTGGCTTGGGAGCCTTAATAATCTGATTGATAATCTTCGGATGAATGATGTCATCGAATTTCTGGTTTACTTCATTTGTATCCATAGTTCCCCCTCATAGTTTATACAACAGGAGTAAGATACTATTTATTCCTAGATGATGCAACTTTCTGCTGAGTCTTATAGATAAATGGAGCAGATGTATACGCATCATTTTCTGCGGCGATAGCCAAAGCAATTTCGATGTCAGCACCAGCGGCTAATGCGCCGATTGCGTAATTCGAACCAGAGCCTATGCCGTAGAAACCTTTTGAATCCAGGGAGATGCTCATATCCTCAGCGAGTTCAAAGACCTCGCCACCAATAGCGAGCAAAAACGCAAATTTAGTTTCTCCATCATCGGATTCATTCCATTTGTATTCTTGATCTTTGAAGCAAGCCTTCAGCGATGGCACAACTTTAGAAATCATAAAGTGGTAAACATCTTTGAGGTCGGTTGCAGTTGGCTTAGGCGGAATCCAGAGGTGCTGAGCAATATCGCAAGGCGCACATTCACCAGAACCAGCGATTAAAAAATCGCCGCGCTCGGTTATCTTGACCATTTTGGGATGATTAGATTTGCGACCATTGGATGAAGTTGTCTGCGAGTCCGCCCCGAAAATAACTTTGTCTTTTTGCTGGATTGCCACGATTGTCGTCATGGCGCAATCGTACCGTCAGCCCCTTGGAGCCACCAGCGCCAGAGATGCCTTGCCCCATAGGTCAGGAGTCTGGTCGTCTGGCAGATAGCCTCCAGCGCCCCCAAAAAGGATAGGCGTGTCTGGGTAAGCCATTCGGATGCTACGCATAGCGAGTTCATAACCACCTACGGTGTAATTCAATCCCGAAAGCGGGTCATCGGCTAAGCCATCTGCACCACAGGCGACAAAGATCAAGTCTGGCTCAAAGTCAAAGCAGACATCTAGGAAGGATTGAACCGCATCGGTCAAGCCTTCATCATCGGTGCCAGCGGCGAGAGGAAAGTTCAAAGCCTTTCGCTCCCAGTCCGAGACTAGCCCCGTACCTGGAAAGATTCCCCATTGGTGAACAGAGAATGTCAAGATATTCGGATTAGATTTTGTGAGCGCTTCAGTACCGTCACCGTGGTGAGCATCGCAATCAAAGATGGCGACACGCTTACCTAATTGAGTTGCCTTGGTAGCGGCAATAGCGAAATCACCGAATACGCAGAAACCGCTTGAGTAATCGCGCATTGCATGGTGCTTAGCCCCTGGAAGGTGAATTGCTAACTTTGTCTTTTCTTCCAGTAGCGCATCAAGGGCGGTAAGAGTTCCGCCTACGAATAACTTTGCAAGGTCACCTAAATCGTGGCGAGCGCCTTCCCATTCATCCGATATACCTTTGACGGTTACATCGTGGACATAAATTGGGTCGTGGCATAGCAATAGATCATCGGTGTGTGGTGCCTCTGGCAGAAATTCGTCAATGTTTAGGTGACGATCTTGTCCCTGGAGGATTACCTGATTGCGCCCGAGTTGAAATCGGCGACCCTGGGTAGGGTGCTTAGGGTCAAAGACCCAGTTGGCATATTCTGGCGAATGAATAATAATTGCATCTTCCATCAATCCTCATACCTCTCCTTGAGCGGATAAAGATACCCGCCCATGGCGACATCCATACCAGTTTTGATGACGACACCCTCGAATGAGAGTTCGACTTTTGCATCAGGCATGAATTGAATAATCCACGCTTGTAAATCTTCTTTAGTCTCTACTTCTGCAATATCCATTTCCCATCCTCTCTATTATCAACCCCAGTTTACACTAACAAGGCTTTATTTGTCCATTGCTTAGCCTTCTTTTGAGCGATCTCCTCATCCAGTTCTGCAATCTGGGCAGTAAGAGCATCACGATTTGCCTGGAGGCGATCAATGTCGTATCCGATGTATTGTGATTCTGTCGCAATCTGCTCTTTTACAAAATCCTTATCTTCAAGGACGGCAGCGATAATTTCAACAAGAGCCTTTCGGAATGTCTCAACAGCGCTTGTGCTGGCGTAATCTGACCAAGTTCCGCTCTTTGAAAGTGCGTAGTGTGGAATCTTTGGCTCATCTACAGCGCAGTTATTACTGACCGTATATGAAACGCCATTTATGATTACGGCTCCTTGGTAGCGAATGTGTGTAGGTGAAGCCATTGCTCCAATGGTTAGAGTTCCCTTGATGCGGGAATCATTGAAATCTACCGTTACGCAATAACGGTCCCCGAAGGATGACTTTTCTGTATCTGGTGTGAGCATAAGAATTTTCATTTGTTCTCCTTTTTGGTAATTAGACCTTCTTCAATGAGACTTGCAGCGGTGCGCCCGTAATGACCCTGGAGTTGCCATGCAAGCCCTGTGTCTACGAGATTTTGAAACAATGTGATAGTGCCGTCATAATCAAGTTCGCCACTTTCGTAAGCGATGATGGCTCCTACGCGATCATAAGGTTTTTCAGTTGGGCAATCCGCGAACGGATTCTCGTTGCCCTCGTTATCTTCGCAGGTGCAGAAGTTAAACTTCTCGACCTGTGTAGCATGAGTCAATTCTGCTAAATCTGACCATGACATTGATTCTTGTGACATTATTTTTCCTCTCTCTTAAATCTGTCGGTTACATTGAATCCAGTTGGAATGTGAGCCTCGCAGTAATATCCAGCCCAATCTCCTGAGCGTGGACCCATCGCGTACACTTCAGCAATCCCACCGCAGTTCTCGCAGTTCTTAGCCATTTTGTATCCTCTCTCTTGGTTACAACCTGAGTATATCATAACTGGGGTTAGTTATTAACCTTATCTTTCTTCGACACTCTGAAAACTGAATCTCCGAAATACTTGATTTCGACATCCTCAATCTTCTCGAATCCAAGATCAGCGCAGATGTAAACCTGACCGTCAATCTCGATTTCGTCACCTATTGAGATAGATGTGTGAGTGCGAGTTGCAGATAACTTTGGCTCAAGGACATCCCATAAGGCTCCTGAGTAAGTATTTGTTGCGTGATAGATGCTCTCGCATAATCTCTCTGGTACTTGGATGTCTAATGTAGTCTCGAATTCAACAGAACTAATGAAGCGCCCGATTTCTGGCTTATCTCCAAAAGCCTTCCATGTGATTTTAACCTGTGACATTTGATTCCTCTCTCTCATTGATTTACAACCCCAGTTTAGCATAGATTATTCCATTGCTACAATAGGCATACATATCGTGTCCTAGTGACCCCGAATTAAGGGGGTCAGATGCGGTATTTACGCTTAGCGATAGCCTTCCTGATCGTCATACTCCTAGCCCTTTTGCCAATAAATGATGCTGGGGCTATGCCCATGAGCGAGTTCACCGCCTCGAATCCCAGTATGGTCAGCATGAATGGCGAGTGCGCGACCTTTTCCTACCAATACTCGGAAGTAACAAAGACCATCCCTGTGAATGGGGTCATCGCCCCTGGAGCCGTTGCAACCGTAAATGTCAGCAATCTCCAAGACAACAAAATTGGTAACCAGCCACCAATCGTAGATACATACAAAGTTGCCTTTCGTATGTATAACGGCGATTCCCTGGTTGAAGATATGACCTATGACAGACGAGAGTTAGAAACACAAAATGTAACTTTGCAATCTGGATACACGGGATACATCACCCATATTGTTTTATTGGGCGGCGGAATTGATAACGGATTCTGGGCTGGATTCTATGGTCCAACGATGTGCAGTCCGACTCTTACCTATTCTTTAATTCAGCCAGAGCCTACTCCGACACCATCTCCCGAACCTTCGCCTTCGCCTTCTCCAACCGTAACTCCTTCTCCAAGTCCTGAACCTTCTCCATCCAGTACGCCTTCTCCGACTTCTTCTCAAAGCGCAAGTCCTGAACCTTCTTTATCGCCCACCACCAACCCAACAGCGACACCAACGCCAAGCCCAACATCTCCGACACCAATAGAAACTCCATCGCCTTCTCCTTTTCCTCAAGTGAATGTCGTGAATGGTAGCGCAAGCGAGAATGAAGAACTAACCCTGACTGCTCCCATTGGAAAGATTTTTACCTCGGTTATATTTGCAAGTTATGGAACACCGAATGGATATTCGATCGGTGAATGTCACGAACCGAGTTCAGCAGAAAAAGTCGCTGAAGTATTTTTAGGAAAAGCCATTGCAACAATTATGGCGGTCAATGATATTTTTGGTGACCCTTGCGGTGGGACATATAAATTTTTAGCGGTCAGTCTTGGCTTTGGGGATTCTCCAACGGCGGTAGAACCTCAACCGTCTCCTCAACCGACACCAACGGGGACCGCGACCAGTCCGCAACCATCGCCCACTCCGAGTGAGCCGTCTCCTTCACCAACATCGGAATCAACCTCTGCAACGATTCCAAACCCAACACCTTCTTTAAGTCCGTCTCCTCAACCTCAACCGAGCCAGGAACCTTTGCCGTCCATACCTGAACCCACACCTTTGCCATCGCCTATCCCCCCCGCAGTTGAACCAACACCGATTGTAATTCCTGACCTTCCACCTGTTATAGAGCCAGAGCCTATTCCATTGCCTGATGTCGCCCCGACTCCCGATGAAACTCCCATTCCCGAGCCTTTGCCAGAACCATTGCCGATCGAGCCTCTACCAATTCTTGAGCCTGAGCCTCCAATCGAGCCTCCAATCGAGCCAGTTGAAACGCTAGAACCAGCGCCCGAGCCAGAGCCAGAGCCAATAGTGCTACCAGAGCCAATAGAAGAACCGTCTCCTGAACCATTAGAAACCTCCGAAGTTATTGATAATGCTTTAGCGGATGGAAAGATTACACCCGCTGATGCTGAAGCGGTAGTTGATTCATTGATGGAAGATGGAAAGGTTACCGAAGCCGAGGCGACTGAGTTGATTGAAACTCTCTCAGATGGCGGCGCTTTGAGTGCAGCCGAAGAAGATTTAATCCTTGATGCGCTTTCAGCAGACGGTGAGATTACCAAAGACGAAGTAAACAACCTTTCAGAAACTCTTTCTGAGGATGGGAAATTTACTGAGGCAGAAAAGGGTCTTGTCGCTGAGGCGATTATTGCTCAATTCGAGGGCGAGCCAGTAACAGCATCGGCAATCGCTGAGGCTGGAATTGATTACGAAGATTTACCTCCAGAGACACCAGTTGAAACCCGCGTTGATGAAAGCGGAGAACCAATCGTGATCACAGCCGAGGTTGCGGATGCCCTTGAGTTGGTAGCAAACCCATCCGAATTAGTCGGGGCAATTTTTACTGACCCAGGAAAGGCACTTATGGCGTTAGGAAACATCGGAGCAGATATGTCCACAACAGAACGCGAAGAATCACAAACAGTTGTTGTTGCCTCGGTCATCGTGGGAGCAATCGCATCACTATCTATAAGGAGAATGTAAATGAAGAACTTCTTCAATGACTTAATAGGTCAGTTATTCACCATGCTGGGATTTTTTATTGCCTGGGTAACCATTGACGGGTCTGCTAAATCGGCAGTTGCCTATGCGACTTTATGGTGCCTCGTAATTTGGATTCTCACTTACCCACTACGCAGAAATAAGGATGAAGAATGAAAAATATAAACAATGTAGTAATGCGAATCCTCTCAGTATTCGCTGCATCTGGTCTATCAGTCATCGGCGCTGGCTCTCTCTTTGGGCTTGAGCCATTGACCGCCGCACTTATGGCTGGCTTGCTCGGAGTTGCAACCGTGGTTGAATCCCTGGCTCGCTCATTCCTGGATGACGGCAAATTAAGTACAGCCGAGATCAACGAAGCCTTCAGCAAGGTAGATAAGAAAAAGGATTAACGCCATACACCATTTCGAGAGACGGTGAGTATGCCGTGTTCCTCAAAATCGTATTGACGATTCTGCCATTCCCATCTACCGCGTTCGCACCGTGGGCAGGTCCAGTTCCATTGGAATTGAACGCGCTCGCGTGACCAACGGATTAAAGCAACATCGCCTTTTGCTGAGCCAGTACAGTTCTCGAACCAGCATTTAATTTCTTCGCCGTTGGCAACCTTTAATTTGAATTGCTCTTTTTCTTCATTCTGAGTTTGGCGAATAGATTTGCGTTCAGTCTTTGTTTGGCGTTGCTCGGCTACCCATTCTTTTTTGGATTGAGGGCAACGAGCCTTCACAGCCTTTTTGGCGCTTTGGACTTTGACCGAGTGAAGGTGATAAGAAGCCTGAAGGAGTTCAGCCTTTTCCTTGCCCATCTCGCGGCGCACTAAATCCAAAAGGATTGTGGCAAAAGTTTCTGTATGCCCATCCTCGAAACAATCTAAATGGTGAGCAACTTCGTGCAATACGACATATTGATTTCTAGCCCACGGCGGTAATTTGATTGTCGCGCCTCGGTGGGTAAAGGTGGCATAAGCCATCCTTCGACCCGTACCTCCGTGGGTCACAAAGATTTTATGATTCTTCGCCCACGGATAATTGTCCTGGATTCTTTTCTTCTTGAGAAGTTTGTCCACATATTTCTGACATTCTTCCAGAGTCCATACTTCTTTCTTTTCAAGAATGTGTCCGATGTAGTTCTCAGCCTTATAGAGCCGCTGAGTCTGATCATTTTTATTCTTAGGCATATCTCTCCTTACGCCGCGATTTGGATTTGTTCTTTTTTGTGTTCTCTCTTGATGTGTCGCCAAAGGCTTTCAAAAGCCATTCCGCCACGGACTTGCCATTCCTTGCCACATTCAGAACAGATGACGATTCTCATATCTGCCCCCTCTCATATCCGATTATACACTACTGGGGTTAGATATACAAATCGAGGATTCAGGCTCGGGCTGAAATAAGCCCAGACACGCCGATGATCGGGTAATGGAATGAGGTTGCATATCTAACCCCCCTAGTGTAAACTGGAGTTATCAAAGAGAGGGGAGCCAAGGTGGTTACCAAAGAGTTTGCAGTCAAGATTGATACTGAGTTATCTCAGTATCACGGTCAGCGCTGGATTATTCTCGATCAGATTGATAGCGCCGCTGATTCCCTAGAGTTCTATCAAAAGCATTACCCAGCCCGTACTGAAGAAATCGCAAAGTACGAAGGCGAGATTGCCGTTTTGAAAAATGAACTTTCAGCGGTCTATGACGAGATTCGTAAATTAAATGCAATTTACAACCAGGACCCTTGGACACGCGCTTTCCTAGTTCTTGCCAGCAATGGTCATGTTCACAGTTCAATGGATTGCAACACCTGTTTCCCAACCACTCGTTACCAATGGTTAATTCAGTACAGCAATGATGATGAAGCAACGATCGTTGATGATGCTGGTAAGGATGCTTGCACAATTTGTTATCCATCTGCTCCAGCAGAAACTTTGAACCGCCCATCACGAATTGTCACAGCCGACAAGATCGCTAAGGCTCAAGCCAAGGCAGAGCGTGATGCAAAGCGCGAAGCAAAGTTGGCTAAGGAAAAGGCAGATGCTCCAACAGCATCAGGCGACTTCCTTTACTTCAAGGATGGAAAGTACACAGAGGTCATCCGCACAGAGCGCACAGCCGTTTCTGAGTGGAATAACCTTCAGTACAGAATCACTAGCGAGGTTGTCACTCATTACTACAACGGAGAGCCTCACACAGAGGAATCAATCCAGCACCAAAAGGATTTGATTCTCAAGGCTCAAGATAAGGCAGACATCATCTGCAAAAGTCTTGCTGAGAAGCATGGCATTTCATTTGACCAGCAGTTGAAAATACTGCAAGATAAGTACAAGAAAAGGGGGAACCGATGAACCAAGTAGAAGAACTAATGGCTCAGGTGGTCGCTGAACATAGCGAGCCGCTTCACCCTGACCTGCTTCCATACTTAGAAACAAGTAGAGGCGAATGGGAAATGTTGCGCCACCCGCTTGTTTATCAGGTGCCATTTCGTTCCAACGGTAGCGCCAATGCTCAATACGCCCAAAAATTAAAAGCGCTTAAAGAAGCGGTTGGTTCTTGGAAGTGGAGCGAATATGTATTTTTACATGAGCGCCCATACAGGGTTGCAGCCTTCAAAGATATTCAAAAGCAATTAGGCGATGCTACTTACTGGCAATTACTTACCCAGATTTGGGTAGATACAGAAAACCAGTATGCCTATCTCAAGGATTGGAAAAAGTTATTAGCCTCTGACCGCGGCGATCGCCACGACATGATGAATGACGAAGATCGCCAAGCCTTGCGCTCGCTTCCTGATGAAGTAACTATTTATAGAGGTTGCCAAAAAGGATTAAACGAGAACGGATTATCTTGGACACTAGATAAATCCAAAGCGGAATTTTTTGCCAATCGTTTTGGCAAGAAAGGAATCATCTTGGAGAGAAAGATTCCAAAGTCAGAGATCGTGGCACTACTTACAGTCCGCGGCGAGACAGAAATTATATGGGAGGGGAAAAAATGAAATGCTATACCTGCGGGTCAGAGTTCAGAATTACCTTCATTAAAAGCAAGCCATATTGCTTTCGATGCGAGGCAGATGCCTCACTTGTTGCGCTTGGGTTAGTTCGAGAGGAGAGAAAGAATGTTGGCTAAGTACCTGGAAAAGCAAGGTGGTCGCGTTACAGCGCGTGGCTACAAGGTCTCAGAGTGGCTGGATGCTCTCGGGGTATTCCTGCTCATCTTCGCCGTTTTCGGCATTGTGGGGTCAATAGAGAGCGAGAAGTGGTTCTAATGTTGATCGCATCCTGGACTAAGTTCAAAGAGCCTCTACGGGTCTCTGAAGCCTCCCTACGCCGTATTAGGCGCGAGGAGCAAGAGAAGGCGCTCCAGCGACTCGCCGATGAGCGTAATGCTCAGAAGTTGCATAACCAACCCCAGTAAGATATACTTTCGTTGCAACCAAGAGAGAGGGTACGAAATGACAACAGTATTTACGCCACCAACGGCTTACGACATTCTTGTCGAAGCATCAGAAGCGGCAGAAGCGGCAGTTCGCGCTTGCCAGCCAAGACCGATAATTGTTGGCGAAGCAATCGGTCTCAGCAATGAGATTGATGAATCAAAGCCAACATACTTCATTGAAGGTGGAGTATGCGGTTTCGCTTCAGTAGTGATCAAGCCAGCGCGAGGAAAACTTGTCGCTGAATTGAAGAAGCGCGGAATTGGTTCAGCCCATTACTACGGCGGTTACGCTGTTAGTTCTTGGGAGTTCGCACCAAGTATCCGCCGTGATCAAAGTTACGAAAGAGCGTGTGCAGCAGCAGCGGGAGCAGTAAAAGTTCTCCAAAGTTACGGCATCAACGCTTATGTGGATTCACGAATAGACTAAACAGAATTCACCAATCAGTTCCGTGGAGGGCTGCTGGTTGGCGAATAGCACCCGCTGGGCGAGCCGCCTTTCCTCCCCAGCGGGTGTTCTATACCCGATTGGTGTACCCTATTTCTCGGGTACCCAAGTTCGGTGGGGTAGATTGCCCGATGCTGTCTTACCTCTCTCATAGGCTCGCATTGTGTTGGCTCCCCCACCGAACGCCTTTTATTTATTACCCCACTTGTTTACTAAATTCACTTTTGTCTGCTACCTTTAATGCAGGTTCGCAAAACACCTACACCTCAAAAGCGAGGTCAGTCCGATACTGACAACAATGACCCGTTACATCCAGTAACGATGAATCGTTCGCTCCGAACTATGGAGGATTATGCGATTCTATGAAACCGTTAAATTAAAACCTATTCACATCGCGCTAATCAGCGCACTACTGATTACAACTAATCCACTTCAGATGCCCAAAGACCCAGCGGCATCAGCAGTTGAAGTAATAGTTGCACCGCCTAAACCCGTTCTGGTTGAAAGAACACCAGAGGCGGCTAAGGCATACGCCAAAACCCAACTAGATAAATTCGGCTGGGATACACCTAAGCAATGGGCTTGTCTCGTTGATCTATGGACTGGCGAATCAAATTGGCGACCAGATGCCTACAATAAACAACCCGTTTACCAAAATGGCGAGCGCCTTCATGCAGGTGGAATTCCCCAGATTCTAGGACTTGACCCAGATACTACGGTTGAGCGACAGATTGAAAGAGGATTTCTCTATATTGAATCGCGCTACGACACGCCATGCAACGCTGATTCCTTCTGGCATCGGAATTTCTGGTACTAGAGTTCAGGGATGGATGAAGAACAAAAAAAGCCTTCCGCGATAGATAACGCTCTGGCAGAAATAGCCAGGATTGCTTTCCTTGACCCAGCCATTTGTACTGGCTGGGTCTTGGTAGCGGAATGGACCGATGGAACCTCGGAAGGTTATTGGACAACTACTTTTGCAGATGATCAGCAACCTGATTGGCGACAAAAAGGATTGCTCCATCACGCGCTAGAAACATGGGGAGAGGACAACCTGTATGACGATGACGATGACGGAGAAGGAGAGACTGGAACTTCTCCAGAAACTTCTAATTGAAAGATACGGCGAATTAGCGACACGCCAAGAGAGTCAAATCACAGATAATTAGATTATCTAACCCTATTATTTATTTATGAGTTTACTGGAGTTTTTGGATAACGCCCCGTGTCGCAATTCAGACCCGTGGCTCTTTGACCAGTTCCAATTAGATTTAGCGCAGCCAGGATTGCAGTATTGCCGCAACTGTAAATTCTGGAACGAATGTGATTCTCTAGTAAAGCCTGAGAGTTCTAATTATGATGGAATTGCCGCAGGAAAAATATGGCGCAATGGCAACTTATTGGCTAGGTTATCTCCTAATTCCCCGCATCCGTTGATTGTCAATGAGGAGAAAGAAGTATTTATTAGTGTTGAAACCTTGGCAGTTCGAAGGAGCGATTTGCTCACAGATTGACACGGAGTTTTATTTTCCAGATCAAAATAAAGTCACAGAGGAGAATAAAAAAGTAAAAGCAATGTGTAATGGATGTCAATGGAAACAGGAATGTCTGACCTACGCGTTACATTACTTAGTAGTTGGAACCTGGGGAGGAACCTCTACCAGAGAAAGACAAAGCATAAGAAAAAAACTAAATATCATCCCGATACCTATAAACAAAGGAAAATGACAAATGACTCAATTAACGATCACGGGAAATGTAGTAGCCGACCCAGAGTTGCGTGTAATCCCTAGCGGAAAAGCCATCGCAACCTTCACGGTCGTATCATCAAAATCAGTTAAGCAAGCCGATGGCTCATGGGAAAATACCGATACAACATTTTGGGATATTAAGTGTTGGGGTAAGACCGCAGAGAATGTAGCCGATTCGGTCCAAAAGGGAATGTCCGTCATCGTGGTAGGTGCGGCAGTTCAAGAGAATTGGGACGATAAGGCAACAGGGGCTAAGCGCTCAAAGATTGCCGTTACAGCCTGGAATGTTGGCATTGATCTCAAGCGCCATGTGACCACAGCGAGCGTTGTCCAGCGCACAGATAATTCATTCAATCCACCTAGCACTCCTGACCCGTGGAGCGTTCCATTCGGCTCAGATTCGGCTGCCCCTTTCTAACCACCTTATAGTATGCTAGGGGTTAATAATTTCCTTACGAAAGGGGAAAATCGTGGCTTGGACTGATTACTTCGTCAGCACCATTCCTGGCGCTAAAGTTGTTGTATCCGAATCTGGCAGACCGTTCATATCTCATAAGATTGATGTACGCGATTATGTAGAAATTGAATTGACGGAGACAACCCATGAGTTGCCTTTTAAGATTTCGTTTCGTTCATTTGACTCACTTGGCGTTCAGACAGAACATCGTATGTACGCTCAAGCGGGTACAAAGGACATGGCTCGCATCTTTGCAAAAGAAATCACTACTATGCGTATGAACTGCAAGGAATTTGTCCTAGACGGAGAATAAGTACAAAATTCACTTGATGCTAAAATCATTGGGTGGAACACGACTACTCTGACCTAAATGGTGGTGGAGTCTTGTCCGTTCTTGGAGCCTTCGCGGTGCAAACCCATGAATTATTCTTGGAGTTGCAAGGCGCAGGGTTCAATGAAGAACAGGCGATCAAAATTCTTGTCGGACTAGCATCTAAAGAGTAGAGGGAAACAATGGCAGAAAAGCCAGATTTACAGGAACTCGGCTCTACGGGTTTACGCCGTTCTGGTGGAACGGTCTATGAAGAATTCCTTGTTAATCTCCGTGGACTTCGCGGATTCCGTGTTTACCGAGAGATGGCAGACAATGACCCAACAATCGGTTCAATGCTTTATGCGATTGAGAAAGTTATTACACGACTTGAGTGGCGCGTAGACCCATATTCAGATAATTCAGCAGATGGCGAAATAAGTCCAGAAGATGAAGAAGTAGCGGCGTTTATAGATTCTTGTTTACACGATATGTCTGATTCTTGGGACCAAACACTTTCTCAGATTCTTTCAATGCTCGTCTACGGTTTCTCTTACAATGAAATTGTTTACAAAGTCCGTACAGGTCCAGAGGCAAAAGACCCATCTAAGCGTTCTAAGCACACAGATAACAAAATTGGATGGCGTAAGTTGCCTATCCGTTCCCAGGAAACTTTATTCCGTTGGCAGATTGATGAGAGCGGTGGAATTCAAGCGATGGAGCAGACCGACCCATCATCAGGCGGCACTCACATCATCCCTATCGAGAAGGCTTTGCTATTCCGTACCACTACGGCTAAAAATAACCCAGAGGGTCGCTCAATCCTTCGTAACGCATATCGCCCTTGGTTCTTCAAGCGCCGTATCGAAGAAATCGAAGCAGTCGGTATTGAACGCGATCTAGCAGGATTGCCAGTTGCTTATGTACCACCTGAGTATCTATCAAGTGCGGCTACAGCCGAGCAAGCCAATGTCCTTTCAACAGTTCAAAACATTGTTACATCTATCAAGCGCAATGAGCAAGAGGGTGTTGTATTCCCAACACTTTACGATGATGCAGGACACAAGCAGTTCGATCTAGTTCTCTTATCATCAGGTGGCTCGCGCCAATTTGATACAGACAAGATTGTTCAGCGCTATGACCAGCGTATGTCTATGTCAATCCTTTCGGACTTTATCCTTCTTGGCTCTGATCGCGTAGGTTCATACGCTCTAGGTTCATCAAAGATGGATTTATGGTCAATGTCAGTTGATTCAATCGCTAAAAATATCGCTGAGGTATTCAATCAATATGCAATTCCTCGCCTTATGAAACTTAATGGAATGGATGTCTCACGCGCCCCATTCTTAACCTACGGAGAAGTAAGCCACATTGATTTGACCGAGATCGCAGACTATATTTCTAAGTTGGCAACCGCTGGTGTACTTATGCCAGACCCTAAGTTGGAAGATTACTTACGCGATTTGGCTGGTCTACCACCTGCCGACCAGGATGCACAGGAAGCCTACGGCGCTCCAGCAATGCCTGGTGCTGAAGGCGCTGCTGCTCCAGGATTTGATGCACCACCATCTCTGGAAGAAGAACTTGAAATTCCAGAAGGACAGGAACCGCTAGACGGCGATTTGGAGTAGAGCATGGCAATTAGGTTCGGCTCTGGCTCTGATGGCTCGGGAAATCCTCTTAACGCAGAAGAAGCGGCGATGGCTCGCGTTCTCGTTAATGCGATTCGTAATGCAACCGACAAAATCAAAGTGGATGAGTTGGCAAAGATTCTTTTTCGCCTAGATGCAGATACTTTAGACCGCTTGCTCCGAGCAATCTCTATCAATGAAGATGCTCCTAAGATTGAAGCCGAGTTGCTCAGCATCATTGACATTGGTGGAGTTGAAGCAATCCAGGGATTAAAAAAGATCGCCCCAGTTTTAGCGTTGCCAGCATTTAAGCCTACCCAAGTTCAAATTGCTAACCCTGGCGCAATGGCTGGAATGGAATTTACAAAGATTCCGAATTGGGCAAGAGTAAATCCAGAGCCAGTCGCCTTCAGTCTTTCTTTTAATAAAACAAACCCTAATTCACTAGCCTTTGCCGCTCGCAGGGCTGGGCAGTTGGTGACAAGTATTGATGACCTTACCCGTCAGGCAATCCGTAAGATCATTATTGATTCATTCAATGAGGGAATTGATGTAAGACGGACAGCAGTTCGAATTAAAAACATTATTGGTCTCCATCCTAAGTGGGCTGATGCCGTTAGAAAGTTCGAGATTCGAGAACTAGACCGCCTCATCGCGGCTGGTATTAAAGAGGCTAAAGCAATCGAACGCGCCCAGAAATCTGCAACAGCCTACGCAGACAGGCTCAAGGGCGCTCGCGCTCGCATGATCGCTCGTACAGAGATTCAGATTGCCCAGAATGAAGGGCGAATGGAAGGCTATCGCCAAGCCGATGAAGCGGGATACATAGACCCTGCGACCATGAAGATGTGGATTACAGCCCCAGACGAGCGCACCTGCGACATTTGTGCGCCTTTGAATGGCGAAGTTGTCCCTTGGATTGGTCTGTTCTCTATCGGGCTGGAGAAGCCCATAGTCCACCCTAATTGCCGCTGCACCTTCGTGATCATCCCTCCAGACCGAGGCACTCGATGAAGGTAATCAAGTTCGCGCCTGGGCTTATCCCAGTTTTCAAACATCAGGAACATGACCAGTCATCCCATGGTTCTTGGGCTGGAGATAGCGTTTCTTTTAAGCAAGACAGAAATTCATTGACAATGCAAGACAAAAATGGAAACACTTTGGCTTCTGTTGATTTTGTTAATCTAGGAAATAACCGACTTGACATTGATTCAATAGATTCTTTTGACGAAGGCAAAGGTTATGCGACTAAAGTGTTAGAAAAACTTTATTCTTCATTTCCCGAGCATAGTATTTTTTGGGGAAAGACAATCGTTCCAGCATCCACGCATCTAGCACAAAAGTTTTCCGACAAGTACGGAAGAACTGAATTTATGCCTTGGGGTGAAGGAGTTATTGCTGGTTATGAGTGGGGTCAGTTATATGGGGACACAACAGTTAAAAAGCATCAGGAACACGACCAGTCCACGCACGGCTCTTGGGCTACGGGTCAAACAGGTGATGCCTCAACACGCGAGTTATTACTGCAACAAGCAAGCCAATATGAAACTTTTGAGGAGTTTAGTAACGCAGTAAGTTTACAAGGATTAAGACCGAGGGCTTGGCACATTGCGGATACAGGTTTTGAGTTAAACCCAAACTTCAAACCAATGAGCAGGACTGGTGGCACCTCGGACGAGCCAGGACTATTTGTTGGCGACCCTGAAACTTGGCAAGATTACGCCGTGGGTCGCTCAACTGTTATTGAGTACGATGTCAGCAATTTATCTTTCACAGCAAAACCTTTAGCAGACACATCAGCAGATTTTTTCCCAGATCAATCTGGTAACCAAGGATTTTTTATTAGACCCTCAGCATTTTCAAGATTAAGAGAAGTAAGGCGGATGCCTATTGAGGAAGCCTTGAGTAGAGCAAAGCAACAGCAGGATGCGATGCCTAAATCTAAAGCGGAAGCAAAACAAATCTGGGAAGAATCCCGCTCGGTTAAAAAACATCAAGAACATGACCAGTCTAGCCACGGAAACTGGGCTGAAGGTTCTCAAGGAACAACCACGGAATTAACCGATGGCGAGATTCAAGACATATTGCATAATACAAAAACTATTGAGGAGATGTATCAGAAAGTTGCTGAGCGTTTAGGAAAAAGTCTCAAGCCAAAAGTGGCGGTTATCCCTGAAGGCGAAGAAAACCTTTATCGCGGTTTAGGTAATCCAGAGCGAGATGCTCAACAATTAGTAGATGGCAGGATTCCCTTCACGCCTTTCCAGACATGGGGGCAAGGCATATATGCGACCCCTCATCAAGATGATGCTAAAACATACGGTCAAGTAGTTCGTATGAAATTAGACGATAGTGCAAACATTCTCCGTACAGAATCAGAGGCATTTGCAGTTGATACAACTAGCACTCCCTTTAAGTCTGACTTTGTAGATTTCGCAAGTCTGCTACCTAAGATAACCAGCGGGGAAATTGATAACTTTTCCATATCCGATGCCTATAACATTTATTGGGCGGCTAAGGGTTATGACGGATACCAACCTCACGGCGGAGAGATAGTTTTGTTTAACGCCACCCATCTCACGGTTAATAAGACAGATATTGGAACGGCAGTTCAAAAGCACCAAGAGCATGATCAGAAAACACACGGCTCATGGGCTACGGGGATAGTTTCTGGTGAAGATTTAATCAATGGTGATTTTAATGACCCAATGCTTTTATCTGAAGGAGCAGTCTATTCACCATTTAACCCACCAGAAAAGCGCACAGACGAAGCCCTAAGAGCAATAGTAAAAAAACAAGGTTTCGATGGTCCCGCTCAATTAGTAACCCAAGAAGAATTCGATGAGATTCTAAAATCTGGAGGTTACGAAAGATACCGAGGGGTAGTCCCATACACAGATGGCGATGGCAATTTAGTAGACGGTGACGAGATTATTACTGAATTTGCGGAAGGGGAGTATCGTGCGGGGTTAGGTGTAAGCGGAAATGGCATCTACACCACACATAAGGTAGATACAGCGAGCGCCTATGCCAATATAGACGGGGGTACGGGAGAAGTTGTAAGAATCGCAGTCCTTCCTACTGCAAAAATAGCCACCTACGAACAAGTAGAACTTGCCAAGAATCAGATGAGAGACCCAGCGAATTCCCCACTTTTAGAATTGGGCAGGATTATGGCGGCACAGGGATATGATGGTTATGTATCTACTGGTAATGGAGTTCCTTCTACTATCATTCTCAATCGAACAGCGGTGGCGGTGTTGAAACCATGATTACAGATAATCCAACTACATCCCGAATTCTTGCTGACTTTGCTCAAACACTTACCTCGCAAGATAAAGTCCGTCTGATGGAATTAGTAGATAATGATTTGGATTTGAGTCAATATCCCGAAGAATGGCAAAAAATCTTTCGCGGGGAAAATGTAGCCAAACACCAAGAGCATGATCAAAAAACCCACGGTAATTGGGCTTTAAGTGAGAATTATCCAGACTTATTAACCTTGGGTACATTCGATGAAGAATCTGAATATGACCCAGCATTGATGGTTTACAGCGAGCGCTATGGAGTAGACAAAGACGGCAAAATCGTTGGAGTTGAGACCTTTGAGCATGATGCTATAGATAGTTATTCTCAAGAGGGGTATAAAAATATAAACGCATTTCTTCGCGACCCAAAAGGTTTTGAAGATTCTGCGCCTTACGAAATAGAATATCTTCAACAAAAGGTTGATGGTTTAGATTCTTTAATTGAAAAGGCTCCAGATATGTTCGGAAATACGACTTTGTTTAGAGTTGTAGATGACCTTGTTTTAGGGCAACTTTCTGAAGGCGACATTCTCAGAGAGAAAGGTTTCCTATCAACAACCCGTATAGATATAACCAGGGATACAGAACTACGAGATTACCTTGGCGGGATGTCTGAAACCCCCGACACGGTTGCCGTCATTCTCCCAAGCCCAAGCAAAAGTGGCAAAGGGATTGCAGTAGACCTTTACAGAACCTCCGTTGATGATACGAGTGGAGTTTCAGATAGGGAGAAAGAAGTTTTATTGCCTCGTAACACAGACTTGTTATTTCTAGGATATAGAACAGGTATAGGGTCTGAGAATGGGGTCGCAGTCTTTCAAAGGGTGGATAAATGAATAAATTCAAAACCATGCTTGAGGATATTGAGATTATTAGGGGTGTCAAAAAGCATGGCACCCACACACAGTCTGATCACGGTAACTGGGCTAGAGGCGGAATGGGCGCTGGAGTTGCCGAATCAATCCTTACGCGTGTGCGCGAGAACGGCGGTCTTTCCGTCAATATGGTGGATGGCTCAGAACCTACTAGCGGGTACATGGTCGCAAAGGGCGCTCAGTTCGGCTCTATCGTCTCCGCAGATGATTTCTATGACCCAATCAAGGGTCCGAAGATTTTGGCTGATTATTTCAAGAAGCACAAAAAAGAACTCGGGCGTGGTAAAAACTACCTGGGGTTATGGCATAATAAGGACGATGGACAGGTTTATCTTGATGTATCGGAAAACATCCAAGATCGAGAGAGAGCAATCTCAGCAGGGCAAAAGCAAGACCAAATTTCTATTTGGGATGTAACTAACTTCGCTGAAATCGAAACAGGAGGAACGGGTAATGTCGGAAAAACTAGAAGCGGTAGAGATACCAAAGAACATCGCGGATATGAGCGATTCAGAAATCGAAGCCTACGCCCAGAAAATCTGGGAGAAGTTGGCAAAGCCTACAAAGTAATTCGTTTTGCACCTGGGTTAATACCTGTATTCAAACACCAAAAACACGATCAATCTACGCACGGCTCTTGGGCTGACGGCTACACACCAGAAGAACGCGCTCGTATGGAGGCGCTGGCTGAGGTCGGTCCATCCATTGAAGATTTAGAGGCAATCCTTGAAGGCGGCGGAGCGCAGCCAGATTATGACGATCTAAAACTGCTGGTTGAAAATGAGGAATCTTTTTACTTGCAAGCCATAGAGGGTATTGAAGAACGGGTTGCGGCGATTATAGAAGAAAATCCTGATGCTGATTACAACACAGTTTATGATGAAGAACAAGAAAAAATGATTGATGAGTTTATTCAAAACAGCGGTCCTGGTGACCTTGCTGGACTTTGGATGGACCAGAACGGCGGAGATACCGAGTCATTGCTTTCTGATGTCAAACCGTTCTTTGAGGAAATCTTCAATACAGATCACACCGTTGTAAACGCTGCTGGCGATGGTGTTACTACGCTGAGTTCCGAGATTCAATATGTGGGCTTGACGAGCGATACGCCTACAGGTGATGCTGGCATTAGCGTAACAGGCAACATTGAAGATTCCAACGGAAACTATGCTGGTGAGTTCGAACGAGTATTCTATAAAGAAGATGGGGTCTGGATAGTAGAACATAAGTTATTAAAACTTGA